GCGATTTCACTCGAGCGGTTCAGCGAGCGAGGCCTAAAGCCGACCATTCGGCGCAGGTAAACGCCACAGAGCACCAGGAACAAGCACAGACAAGCCACAGCGAGCCCGGCGGCCTCGGTCCTGGCAATGCCTCAGCCACCAGGAAAACGCGCCACAGGGCAAATATGGCGCAAATTCAAATGACACCAGGCGGCCAACTTCAAGGGATCTTCCAGGAAGCGGTACGCGCCGCCATTCCCGACACTAACTTGACCGTCGCGGAGTGGGCCGACACTTATCGCTATGTTTCGCAGGGACCGCTTGCCGGTACGAAATGGAAAACGACGCGCGTGCCTTTTTTCCGCGAGATCCTCGAGTGCGTCACTGACTTACGCGTCCAGGAAATCGTCCTTTGGTCCAGCTCTCGAGTGGGCAAAACTGAAGGCCTACTAAACAACGTCGTCGGTTATTTCATGCACATTGATCCTTGCCCGATCATGATGGTCCAACCGACGCTCGAGATGGCCGAAAAGTATTCGCGCGACCGCCTCACGCCGATGATCCGCGAGACGCCGGTCCTCCGCGAGCTCGTCGAAGATCCGCGCACCCGGGACTCGGGCAACACGATCCTTTACAAAGAATTCCGCGGCGGTCATATCTCGATCGTCGGCGCCAATTCGCCGGCGGGACTGCGCGCCGAAGATATCCGCGTGCTTTTGCTCGACGAGGTTTCGGCGTATCCGATAAGCGCCGGCAACCAGGGCGATCCGGTTCGCCTGGCGCGCGTGCGCACGCGCAACTTCCGCGCGCTCGGCGATGCGCTTGTGATTCAGACCTCGAGCCCGACCACTAAGGGAGTCTGCAGAATCGAGAAGGCCTACCAGTTAAGCGATCAACGCGAGCTTTGGATTCAGTGCTTAGGCTGCGGCGAGTGGCAGTTACCAACCTGGCGCAACGTTCATTGGACCGATCTCGATTTGAAACCGCACCAGGCGGCGTACGTCTGCGAAATCTGCGGCGAGATGATCGAGGGCGAAGACAAAGACGAAATGTTTCGGCGTTATCAGTGGCGCGCGCGCGTGCCGTTCAACGAGCACAGCGGCGTGGTCGGTTTCAAACTCACGGGCCTGGCTTCGACATTCATCACGCTCGGCGACATGGCCGAGGAAATCACCGAGGCGAAGCGCGCGCAGTCCAACGAGATGATCCAAGTGTGGGTTAACACCACGCTCGGCGAATTGTGGGAGCCGGAGGAATGGATCGACGCTGAGGAACTAAACTTTTCGACGGAGGAATATCGCGCGCCGGTACCGGCCGGCGTTTTGCTTTTGACGTTCGGCGTCGATGTCCAGCTCGATCGCGTCGAGTGCGAGATCACCGGTTGGGGACAAGGCGACGAGCGTTGGCTGATTGCCTATCGCGTGATCTTTGGAAATCCGCGCGAGTACCCGGCGCAAGTGTGGGACGAACTCGCCGACTTCTTACATTCAGAATTCGCACACGAGTCGGGAGTCCTGATGTCGTGCGTGGCCGGCGGGATCGATTCACATTATGCAACCGACTCGGTCTATCAATTCTGCAAAGCCAATTGGCGCCACCGGTGGTTCGCTTGTCAGGGATCTTCTAAACCTGGGAAACCGATCGCACCACGCAAACCGAGCGAGGCCGGCCGCATGAAGGTGAAGCTATTCACGGTCGGCACCGAGTCAGCCAAAGACAAAATCTTTGCTTCGTTGCGCGTGGCGAATTCACGCGCCGAGGGCGAGCGACCTGGCGGTCCTGGCTATTACCACTTACCCGACTGGATCACGCGCGAGTACTTGCAACAACTCTGCAGCGAGAAGGCGGTCATGACTATAAGCCGCGGTTACCAGGTGCGCGTGTATCGGCCGATCAAAGCGGGCATCCGCAACGAGCCGCTTGATTGCGCCGTGTATTCGACTTTCGCCAAAGAGATGGTGCGGCCGAACTATGACCGCCTCGAGGTGCGATTGAACGAACGCGTTGCGATGGCGCACCAGGAACTCGACCAGGCGGCGCCGGCGCCGGCGCCACGCGAGCCCGAGCAGCCGGCGAAGGCTTCGACGTTTCGCCGGCCGCGACGTCCTGGCGGTGGCGGCGGTTACAATCCGCGCACCTGGTAACGGCGCCGCATGTTAGAATCCGGAGCAATGCAATAAACCGGCCTCACCGGTCCAACCGAACAAAACCGAGGCAACAAAACGAACCGCCGAGCTTTTCAAGTCCTGAGGCTCGGCGGCGGCGTTTTCGGTCACTCGGCCGTCATTCGATTTCCGGCGCGCGGCTAAACTTGCCGCCGATGTCGCAATCCATTCTTAGCACCGAGCCAACGCGCCTCACGCAAGGCGCAAGCGTGTCCTGGTCGAAAACTTTTGTTGACTATCCGGCGTCGGCCGGCTGGCAACTTAAATACTTTTTCCGCGGACCAGGCGCGGGCCTGGATCTCGACATCGCCGGCGGTGCGATCGTGATTGCACCCGACGGCGTTTCGTTCATCACGACGATCAACGGCACACAGTCAAAGACGCTTGGCGCCGGCGTGAATTACTGGCAAGCGTGGATCGATGATGGCGCCGAGCAATCGATCGTCGCCGGCGAAGGTCGCACGCAAATCGACGCCGCGCTCGGCAACCTACCGATCGATCAGCCTTACGACGGGCGAAGTGAAGTTAAGAAAACACTCGACGCCATCCGCGCGGCGATTGCCGGCCGCGCAACGCAAGCGCAACTCAGGCGCGCGATCGCCGGCACGATGATCGAGTTTATGAGCATCGAGGATTTGCTAAAGGCTGAAACACGATGGACGCAACTTTATAACGCCGAGCTGCGAGGGGACCGCGCGCAAGCCGGCGAACCATTCATGGCGACGATACATACCAGGTTTGTCTTGCCTCAATAACGACGATGAAACCGCGAACGCAAAAGTTAATCGATCGCGCGCTTGCGCGTTTTGGTCTGCAGCGTCGGCGCGGGCCTTTACCTGGTCAGGCGCTCACGCGGAGTTATGCCGGCGCGCGCTTAACCAACCTCACCGCTGATTGGTCGCCGGCGCAAACCACAGCCAACGCCGAGCTGCGGTGGAACTTGCGCAAGCTGCGCAATCGCTCGCGGGAGCTGGCGCGCAACAAGGGCGTGATGGTCAAGTTTTTGTCCATGCTCGCGATGAATGTTGTGGGCGCGCAAGGCATCGCACTCCGCGTGGTTTTCGATCCGCATGGCAACTCCACCGAGAAGCGAGATCTCGAGCTCGCCGCGGAAATCGAGTCGGCCTGGTCGGAGTGGTGCCGGCCGGAGACTTGCACCGCCTCGGGCCGGCTGTCCTGGGTCGGCGCGCTCTCACACGCGATCCGCACGATCGGCCGCGATGGTGAATTTCTTTGTCGTGAAATCAAGAACCCGCCGGGCAATCGGTTTGGCTACGCTCTGCACTTTCGTGACGTGGCCTGGCTTGATGAAGGATGGAACGCGATCGCCAGTGGCAGCGGCAACCGCATTTTGATGAGCGTCGAGATCGACAATTACGATCGGCCGGTCCGCTACTGGCTTACGCGTCCTTCGTCCGACTATCTCTATTCGGAGCTTGATCCGCGCCTGGGCGCACGCACGCCGGTCGATGCGTCCGAAATTATTCACAAGTTTTTAATCACCGAGGACGAGTTACAAACGCGCGGCGTGCCGATGGTCCATGCGGCGATGGAAAACATTCACATTGCCGGCGGCCACGTCGACGCCGAGCTCTACGCCTCACGCGCCGGCGCGTGCATAACCGATTGGCTGAAACCGCCGGCCGATGCCGACGAGTTTGGCGGTGACGAACCATTACCGCCGGAATTCCAAACGGGCGCGGTGCGCGAACTCGAGTCGGCGGTGTCGCAAGTCTTGCCGCCTGGTTGGGACGTGCAGAGCAACGATCCCAAACACCCGAACACGAACTTTGCCGCATTCCAAAAAGCGGTGAAGCGCGAGATCGCGAGCGCGCTCGGCGTGTCTTATGTTTCGCTGGCGAACGACCTCGAGGGCGTCAACTATTCATCGATCCGCGCGGGCCTTCTCGAGGAGCGCGATTGTTGGCGCTTCCTCCAACTTTTTATGATCGAGCATTTTTGCCATCGCGTGTTCGGCAATTGGCTCAAGTCGGCAATGGTCAGCGGCGCCGTGTCGCTTTCGATTCGTGACTACGAACGCATCCGCGACACCTGGCGGCCGCGCGGTTGGGATTGGGTCGATCCACTCAAAGACATACAAGCGTCCATCCTGGCGGTCGCCAACGGCTTTGAGTCCAGGACCGACTACTGCGCCGAGCGCGGCGAGGACTTCGCCGAGATCGTGCGCAAGCTGGCGGCCGAACAAAAGGTGATGGCCGCGGCCGGGCTCACGGCGCCGGCGAGCTCGACAGCACCGGCGAAACCAACCGGCGCCGAGGCCTCGCCGCCGGCCGACCAGGAGACCGACCAGGAAACCACCGACCAGGAAACCGAGGCGGCCGATGCCGGCGAAAGTGCCGATCGTGTTTTGCCGATCTTCGAGTCGCAATTGTCACCTGGTCAGCCGGCGGTTAATTAAAAAACGGTCACTCGGCCGTCATTCGATTTTTGTTTTTCTGATAATTTTTCGCGCCGATGGGAAAAAAGCCTGTTAAGTTTGCCGAGGTCCTGGGCCGCCGTTACGAAATGCCGGTCGTAATTGATCGCGCGAACGGCATCGATCCGGAGCGGCGCACGGTCGAGTTAAGCATCGCGTCGGACGCGCCGATCGATCACTGGTTTGGCCGCATAATTCTCGATCACTCACCTGGCTCAATGCGCATGGACCGGATGAATCAGGGCGCGCCGTTACTTCTCAATCACAACTCGGACAGGCAAATCGGCGTACTCGAAAACGTCCGCGTCGAGGATGGCAAAACGCGCGCGACCGCGCGCTTCAGCCGCAGCGATCTGGCGACCGAAATCTTTCAAGACGTGCAAGACGGCATCCGTCGCAATACCTCGGTCGGTTTTATTTTGCACGCGCTCGATCTCGAATCGAAAAGCGACAGCGGTCCGGACACTTATCGATCGATGGATTGGGAGCCGGTCGAAGGAACGATCGCGAGTGTGCCGCGCGACATCAGCGTCGGCGTTAACCGCCAGCTTGCGAGTGAAGATCAAACGTGCGACGAAGGCGATCCGGATTGCGGCGAGGCCGCGTGTCCGGTTCACGGTAACAGCTCGAGGAACTTGCCGCCGCCGGCGGCGCCAACGTCAACGCAAATTCACACGAGGAGCATAACGATGCAACCCAACACACCGACCACGCCGCCGGCCGCGAATCCCTTCGAGGCGATGCAAGCGCGCAACGATTCTTTTGTCGCCTTTGCGATTCAATTTGCCGGCGCCGATGAAGCGCGCGCGACATCACTCCGCGAGATGGCGCGCGAGTTTGCGCTAACGGAAAAGACCGAGCAGGAACTATTCGCCAAGATCCAGGAAATGCGATCGGCCTGGGCCACGGCGGTGCCGGCCGCGGCGCCGCTCACGCTCACGCCGAAAGAGCAAAAGCAATATTCAATCGGTCGCGCGATCCTCACAGCGGCAGGGATGAAAACCGGCGGCGAAGATCTACCGGTGCGCGATCGCAACTGTTTCGAGTTTGAAATATCGCAGGAACTCCAACGCGTTTATCCGCGCGTCCAAGGCGCGCCGGTCGGCGATTTCCGGATGCCGACTAACGTGCCTTTGCGCGGTCTGCAAAAGCGCGCCGGCCTCGACGTCGGCACCGTCGGCAAGGGTAAAGAGCTGATGTATGTCGAGGAGGGCGATTCTTTTATCGAGATGCTGCGCAACGCCGCCAAGTGTTTATTGCTCGGCGGCACAGTCCTGGCCGGCTTGCAAGGCGACGTCGAATTCGCGGGACAGACCGGCGCCGGCACGGTTTCCTGGGTCGGTGAGAATCCTGGCGTCGACGTCGGCAGCTCGGCTTTGACGCTCGCGCGCAACGTCAAACTCTCGCCGAAGATTGCGCAATCGTCGACCAGCTATTCGCGCAAGTTACTGGCGCAATCGCTTTACAACGTCGACAACATCGTCCAGGCCGATCTGGTTCGCATTAATTCGCTCGAGGTTGATCGCGTGGCGATTCACGGCAGCGGGTCCGGATTTCAACCGCTCGGCATTTACGGACAAACCGGCGTTAATCCGGTCGCCTTTGGCGGTGCGCCGACTTTCGCCAAGATCGTCGATATGGAAACCGCGATCGCCGCCGCCAATGCCGATATCGGTACGATGGCTTATTTGACGACGCCGGAGATCCGCGGCACGTGCAAAAAGACCGCGCAACTGGCAAACACGATCGCGTTACCGATCTGGCAGGATGGCGAGATGAACGGTTATCGCGCCGAGGCCACAAATCAAATCAGCAAGACCATGCTCGCCTCGGCCGCTACCGGAGGCACCGAGCACGGCATGGTTTTCGGCGTCTGGGCGTTTTTGCTTTTCGGCGAATGGGGCGCGCTCGAAATCATCACCGATCCGTTCACGCTCAAAAAGCAGGGCATGATCGAGATCACCTCATATCTGATGGTCGACATCGCGCTTCGCTATGCGCAAGCGTTCAGTAAGAGCACCGGTCAAACTCCATAGTTTCGCCGGCTTTATGAAAAAACCGAAATCGAAACGGCGGCGCACCAGGCGCGCCCGCCGCCACGAAGGGAAAAAAGACGATGGCAACTCAAGTCGGACACCACACCAGAGAAGGCGAGCGGCGGATCCGGTTCATATCAAACGTCGCCTATGACGGCACTGATTATGGTCCGGATTACGACGAGGCCGAGGTCAGCTTGCCGCCAAACTTCGCCCATCAGTTTGTCAGCGAAGGTCGCGCCATTTATATCGATGAGGGACCGACCGAGGCCGTGCACGAAGAAACGAAGGCAAAGGCCGAAGCCGACGCGAAATCACGGCGCCGATGAGCTCGGGATTTCCCAAAGCGGATCTCGATTCGTTTTTTGACATCGAGCCTGGCGTCGGCGTCCTGGCGCAAATATTCAAACCCGACGCGAATGGCGATATCGAGATGGACCAGGGCACGCCGCCGGCGCCGGTTTTCTTGCGCGAGGTCAATGCGATCTTTTTTTCCGATACGCAGCAAGTCAGCCTCTATCCGGAAACCAGCGTCGAGGCCAGCGATCCCTCGCTGGTAGTCAAGGCCACCGACGTCGCCGGAGTTAAGCGCGGTTATCGCGTGACCATGCCGGACCTCGAGGCGCACGAAGATGGCTACGGCCAAACTTTTGAAATCACGCCGCGCAATGCCGGCGAAAGCGTGCAAACGATGCGGCTCTATCTGAAACAATTATGATCGCGACCAGGACAAAAGGACTTCTTAGTTGCGTTTTGTTTTTGATCGTGGTCAGCGGCGCCGGCTTCCGTCGCACGTCGCCGGCGCCGATTAATTCGCCTATGGCTACACCTACCACGATCCGGCAACAGCTCGTCGACAAACTAAAACTTCGCCTGGCGCGCATCGCGATCGCGAACGGCTTTCAGACCGATATCGGCGCCGCCTTGCAAACACCTGAAGCGCGCGAGGCGGCCGATTGGCCTACCAACATCGACGAGCTCGATGTGCGCGAGCAAACGCAATTCGGCATCTTCGATCGCGAAAATGAAACCACGCAGGAATTTCCGCGCGAGAAAGAAGTCGGCAACATCTTGCCGATCCAGGTGCGCATTTATCACGCGCGCAAAACCTCGCCGGCCGAACTCCGCTTGATGCTCGGCGACGTCATGAAGGCGGTCATTGAAAACGAATTGAGCGGCGAGCGTGATCCACAGTGGCGGGATTACGACCAGGCGAGCGGCCAGTATGTTGACTGCAGCCAGCTCGCCACCGACACGAAACCTTTGCGCGATGGCTTCACGATGCCGAACAACGTGTTTGCGATCGATGCGGCCGCGGTGGAATTCCAAGTCGAATTCTTAACCGAGCCATTCAACGCTTACGAATAGTCGAGGTCGAAACTTATGCCTTGCACCGAAAAAAAATATTACATCGCGACCGGTGCGATCGCCGTCGCCGAACTCGATTCAGACGACAACCCGATCGGCTTTGTGGACCTGGGCGAGTCGCCGCGGTTTGAGTGGGACGAAACGATCGAATATGCCGAAAACTATTCGACCGCCAACGATGGTCCTAACGTCCTCGACATGCGCGTCGTCATCAAGCGCACGCTTAACGTCACGGTCGCGGTCAAGGAACACGCGAAGCGAGTGCTCGATCTTCTGTTTCAAAGCAACGGCACCGACAGCACCGCGGGCTCGGTGGCCGATGAAGTCACCGCCGACACGCTCGAGGTTGGATCGGTCCACTTCACCGCAAATCCAAACGTCGATGTTGACAGCGTCGTGATTAAGGATTCAGCCACCGGCACCGCGGCCACGCTCGTTCCCGATACTGACTACAAAGTGTCGGCCGGCGGCGGCATTAAGTTTTTGAACCTGGGCACGTATACCCAACCGTTCCACATTGCCTACGACTACGGGATCGTCACGCACCAGGGAATTATGACGGACGATCCGGCGCCGCTCGCGATCATGTTTGACGGTGAAAACCTAACGCGCTCGCCTCAGCATCATTTGCGCGCGCGCGTCGATCGCGTGATTCTCAGCGCCAGTAAGATCCCGCTTAAGACTGGCTCGGCGACCGGGACCGCGAACACGGCGAACGAATACGAGCTCACCGGTATGGCCGAGCTCAAGTGCGGCAACACCGCCAAGGACGGTTACGGCGCCGTCGACACCTGGTAAGGGCGCCGCTCTCCCCGGCATCACGCGCGCTCAGCAAATCTCCACACCTGAGCGCGCGGCTTTTCAAAAATTCCCAATTTCGACTTCTCGAGGTTTTGAGTTATGGGCAAGATTCGCCGGCGGCCGGCGCCGCCTGAGTTTGTGATCCGACACGTTGACGACGTGCCGCTTACCTTCCTGGATGAAAACGATCACCAGGTAAAGGAAAACTTCGCGCTCGAGTTCAAGAGTTACACGGAATTCGGCGCGCTCAAGCTGCAGCAAAAATTGAAAGACGATGTGCTGCCGAACGGATTGCTTCCCTTTAGCGCGCTCTTCGCCGAAAGCATCGTCGCGATCATTGATAACGACGGCGATCAATTAACCGACGACACCGGCGCGCCGGCGGTCCTCACGCGCGAATTTTTTGCCGGGCTCTTGCCTGAGGACCTGGAGGCAATCAACGCGGCCGTGAGGTCCGACGCAAACCCTCCGACGCACTCGCCGGCGCCTGGCAGCTCTGGATCAGAAGTGGCGGCGAGCGCGGTGTCATGATGCCGGATTCGCTTTGGCTGTCCTGGATGCTGCGCACCGGCCGACCGGTAAGCGAACTCCAGGCAATGATCGACAACGAGCCCGAGCCGATTCGCAATCGCTTTTGGATTTATGTAAACGCCGGCGGTCGATAAAACGATGGCGCGCAATATCGAAGCTTTCAAACTCCGCACCGAGATCGTCGTCGATGCAACCAAGGCGACGAGCGAATTCAAAAAGGCCGAGGCCTCGGTCACGCACTACGGCGAAACGGTTAAGAAGGTCGGGCAGGAAGCCACCAAGTCTTTTGACGGACAGAAGGCCGGCAAAAAGTGGGGATCGGATTTCGGCGCCTCGGCGGTCACCGCGATCACCGGTTCGATCGATTCACTCGGGCAAACGTTCGGCAGTTTGATCGGGACCGCGATCGCACCTGGCGTCGGCACCGCGATCGGTTCGACGCTCGGCAGCGGCATCGACAAAGCTTTGAGCGCGGTGTCGGGCCCGCTCATGCGCACGATCTCGCAAGGGATCGAACTCAACAAGGTCCTGGAGGAAACCGCTTTCGAGTTTAAGACGTTCGCCGGCAGTCAGGAGGAAGCGAACAAGTACCTTGCCGAGCTCGTCGATATTTCCAAAGACGTCGGCATATTGCCGCAAACTTTAATCGAGGCCTCGGAGAAGCTTTACGACCTCACCGACAACTTGAAACTCACGCGCACGCTACTAAAAGCGGCCGCGGACCAGGCGGCCGACTTTGGCGGGAGCGTCGAGACATTTCAGAAGATCGCCGACACGCTCGGCCTGATTGCCGAGAAGGGCGAACTAAGCGCCAAGGAACTCAAGACACTTTTCAAGGTCGGGATCGATGCCAAGAAATATCTGGGCGAGGCCACCGGCTACACCGCGCGCCAGCTCGATCAATTCATCAAGGCGGGACGCATTCGCGGTGATGTCGCCTCGAGGTTGATCGCCGAGGGCATCGAACGCGAGAAGGGCGGATACGCAGCTGCGCGCACCGGTCAGACCGTCGCCGGCCGCGAGCGACAATTCGGCGCGCTCATGCAAATCCGCGGCGCCGAGGCAACTAAGGCGATCACGCAAGAGGTCGGCACCTTCTACGGCAAGGCCAACGAGATCCTCGCCGGTCCTGGCGCGCAATCGGTGACGCGCTTTTTGAATACGACCGCCGAAAGCGTACTCGGCTTTGTAAACAAAACCGTCGAGAGTGCGGTCGGCGTCGGCGCCGGCGTGATCGATGGAATGCTTAGTTATGATCCGTCGACAATGATGGAAAGCCTGGGCAAGCTTTCCGGCTTTGTTACCACCGGCCTCAAGTCAGTTTTCCAAATTCAGTCACCGAGCGAGCTCAGCAAAAAAGAGGTCGGCATTCCGATCGGCCTGGGCATCGGTGAAGGCGCACTCGACGGCCTTAATCTTTTCATCAAAGGGCAAGGCGGCGATCAATTTGTCGAGGTCCTGAAACAGCTTGCGCAAGATCCGCGTGTGCAAGCGTTTTTCAAAACGATCACCTGGGCCGAGGGCGGCAAACTCGGCGTGATGGCCGGCGGCCGCATGGTGAATTCCGGCGCCGCGCATCCAGGCGAGATCATTCCGCGCTCGCAATGGTTCACGACCGCGGCCGGTCCGAGCTCGGCGGCCGGTCTGTTTCAAATCACGCGCAAGAATTGGCGCGCGCTTGCGCCGCGGTTAGGCCTCACCAACTTCTCCGATCCGCAACAACAAATGCTCGCAGCGATGGCGCTCATGGCCGACCGTCCCGGAGGCATAGCCGCTCTTCAGTCAGGCGACGTCGGCCGCATGATGTCGATCGCCAAGCGTGATTGGACCAGTACACCGGGATCGACCATCGGCGGCGGCGGTCAGCGGTCGCGCGCTTCCTGGCTGGCGCATTATCAGGCGGCGCTTGCCGGCGGTAGTGGCGAACCGGTTTCAGAATCGAACCCGATGCCGGTGCGCGTCGTGGCGGCGCCGAGCGCGGCGCAATCGGATTATTTGAACCGACTCCAAGCCGGCACGAAGGCGAACCTCGACGCTTACTTTGCCGGGCAACAGCCCGCGGCCGCGGCGCCGGCGGCGGTCCAGGCGCAAGCGGTGAAGGAAATCACCGACAATGTGCCGGTCCTGGTCGATGGGATTGTTAGCGGTTACGACAAACTGACCACGACGAGTGTTAAGCAAAGCATGGTCAATTCGATCGCGATGCGGTCCACACAGGATTTGATCAAGGCCGAAAAAGACCACGCCGACGCTTCGATCCAATTAACCGACGAATATCGAAAAGACGCGCGCAAGTCGATCCTCACGACGGTTTCGATGATGGAGCAAATTCAAGGCGCGCTCGGGCAAGTTGCCGGCCAGATTCCCGTACAACAAGTCGGCAAAAAGCGCGGTCTGTTTTCTAAGATCCTCGGCATCGCGGCGCCGTTCCTTTCGTTCATTCCTGGCGTCGGTCCGATCCTTTCACAAGTGGCCTCGATCGCCAGCTCGGCGATCGGCGGGAACTATGGCGCCGCGGCGCAAGGGATCGTCGGCGGCTTCACACCTGGCGGCGTGTTTCTCCCGACACCGAAATCAGCCGGCGCCGGTCCGCCTTTGCTTACGACTACCTCAACGGCCGCGAGCATGAATCCCAATATCACGATGCGCGGCGGCGGCGGTCCTGTTTCAGCCGGCCGGCGTTACCTGGTCGGCGAGTATCGGCCGGAGATTTTCATACCAGGACAAAGCGGCTACATCGACAACGGCGCCGGCGGCGTGCACCCGGCCGTGGTCGCTTTGCTCGAGCGCATCCACGCCACGCTTAACGGCTTCGATTCAATGCCGGCCGATCACGTCGTCATGAAGGGCGCGCGCGGGATGCTGCGCGCGATGGATAACAACGCGGCGCTTGCTAATGGTTACGGCCGGCGCCTGGGAATGGCTTAAGCGATGGATCTTCCTTGCATAGAAAAAGCGATCGGCCTGGTTGGGCTCATCGACTTAATCGTCGTGATCTTCGTTTGGTTGCGGAAAGTTAGATCGCGGTCATGAGTTATGAGCAAATTCAAACGGACGGATTCACGATCACGCTCACCGCGGCCGCGGCGAATATTCTGCACGCGGGTTTCGGTGACGGTTACGACACCGCCAAGGTCATGGGCGCGGAGCTGCGCAAGTGGTCCATCAAAATCGAAGTCTTGCCGGCTTTCGGATCGAAGCTCGTCGATGGTCAGACGCGCGCCGATTATCTTTGGGACTTCTACGTTGCCAGCAAAATCGCCGGCAACAAACCTTTTTGGATTCAAGATCCAAAAGACGATCGTTTTTACCTGGCATCGTTCGCCGGCGAATCGCTCGGGTATGACATTCTGCGGAGCAAGGCTTACTCGACCGGGCTCGAGCTCGAGCAACGGCGCGTCACCGACCAGGACACGCCGGTCGATGCAATTCCATGACGGACCGCTTACGCACGAAGGGCTTTCGATTCACGCGCACCGAGATCTCGGTGCCGGTCCTGGCGGCCGACTATGGCGAAGGCTACCGATCGCGCGGCGTGATCATCGGCGCACCGGCCGGCTTGCGCACATGGTCGGCGACGATTTCAGTTTTGCCGGAGGCCTCCAGGTGCGGCGAGGTCAGCCGGGCAACTTATCTTTGGGAATTCTGGCTCGCGATGAAGGCGGCCAACGACGCGCCGTTTTTTATTTACGATCACAAAGACGATCTTTTTTATCTGGCGTCATTCACCGACGACGAGCTCAGTTATGAGTTGCTTTGTGCGCGCGTGTTTTCGACCGGCTTAAATTTTCGTGAGCGGCGGGATCTCAACATCACTTCGCCGATCGTCGGTTTCCCGATCCTTGATGAAGCCGGCGCCGCCATTTTCGACGAGGCCGGCGATCCGCTAATCGAGGAAGGAATTTTTTAGCGATGAAGATAAGCGAATACACCGAGCTCATGGCGCCGAGCGATGCCGACGTTCTGCCGATCGTGCACCTGGGCACGACTTACAAGATTTCGTTCGCTACCATCCGCGCCGACATCGTTGCGAGTGTGCCGCCTGGCACCGGCGGCGGCGGTCCGGTCGATGGCTTGCCCGATACAGGACACCCGGGCCTCGTGGTGCGGACCACGACCGACGTCACAGTCGCACGCCAGCTTGCGCCACCGGCCGCGGGATTCACGATCGGCAATCCAGACGGCGTGGCCGGCAATCCGACTTTTAACCTGGCCGACGATCTCGCCGCGCTCGAGGCGCTCACCGGCGGCGGTTATTCAAAACGGATCGGCGTAGACAGCTGGGCTCTCGTTTCGTTGATCCCGGCGGCCGATGTCGACTTACCTGGTGGCTTTTCGGGCTTCGCAAATCCCTCGGCCGTGGTGGGCCTGGCGGCGGTCAATGGCGCCGCGACGACAGCCATGCGCAGCGATGCGGCGCCGGCGCTCAGTCAGGCGATCGCGCCAACCTGGTCAGCGGTGCACACGTTCACGCTTGCGCCGAAATTTTCGGCAATGACGGCCGGCTCGGTTTTGTTCGCCGGCACCGCCGGCTTGTTAAGTCAGGACGCCGCCAACCTCTTCTATAACGACGCCACAAATTCTTTCGGCATCGGCACGAACGCACCCGGGCAACAACTCCACGTTGCCGGCACGATCCGAACTAATGGCGCGCTCGAGGTCTTACCAGGAAGCGGCGCCGCCAATTTGTTTCTGCTAAACGCGGCGACCGGTTTACAAGCGGCAACCGACAAGGTGATCACGCCGCAAGCACTCAATGCGATCCGATCAACGACTTACACCGCGGGCCTGGTCGGTTGGAATATCAGCGCGGCGGGCGATGCTGAATTTAATAACGTCGTCGCGCGCGGTGAATTCCGCGCTTCAACTTTCAAGTATGACGAGATCACCGCGACCGCCGGCACGTTTGGCGTTTTCTATTCGGCGAGCACGCTCTATTCGGATTGCGCCACGCCAGCGACCACGGGATCGGCGTTCAATTTCACGGCCAAGAATACCGACCAGGGAGCGCGGCTCTTCAACGATGGCGACGTGATTAGAATGCGGGCTTTCGTATCGACGAGCGGCGTGATCATCGGTGACGCGTGGGCCACCATCACCGCGCACTCGAGCGCCGCCGCGACCACGACTTACACCGCCACGCTAAACGCCGGCAGCACGTCCACCACTTTTCGCGCCGGCACCGCCGTCGTCGATTACGGTCCGACCGCGACCGGCTTTATCACGCTCTCGGCCGATGGTCAGGTTGGACCAACGCCCAACATCACGCTGGCCAAAAGCACCGCCACACCTTGGAGTGGCAACACGCTTGTCGCGCGCCTGGGCAACCTCAACGGCGCTTTCGGTTATTCATCGACGATCTATGGCCTGGGCGTTGGTCAGTACGGGACCGCCGGCGAGTCCTGGATCGTGATCGCCACCGATCCAGGTGACGCAACGAAAAGCGGCGTGCGGCTCGGCAATAACACGACCACGCGCGTGCACCTGAAAATTGACGGCAGCGGCTACCTCGCAAACTCAAATATCTCGTGGAGCACGACCGGCGATCTCACCGTCGCCGGCAATGCCACGATCGCCGGTTGGTCCATATCGGCCGCGCGCATTCAAACCGCCAACGTTTTCATCGACTCCACCGGTCAATACATTTCGCTTGGCGCGGTGCCGCCGACCAGTTACGGAAACAATGTCGGCGTGTTCCTCGAGGGCGCCAACAACGGCCGGTTTTCGATTTACTACAACGCGTCGAATTATTTTCAGTGGGACGGATCGAAGCTTTTGATCAAGGCGGCGAACTTCACGCTTGATGCGTCAGGAAACCTCACCGCAACCTCCGCCACGCTTAGCGGCGCCATCACTGCGACCAGTGGCACGATCGCCGGCAATGTCACGGTGACGGGATCACTGACCGCCGGCGGCGGCGTCGTGGTCCTGGATAGTAACGGCGTGTGCGCGATCGCCACCGGCGCATATAGTGACGCGCGCGCGTTCGTGATTCGCGATGCCTCTAGCAATATCGTTTCGAGTTTTTCCGGTTACGTCGACAGCTCTGACAACATCGCGCGGCTTAAAGCTTTCACGCACGGCGTCGGCAACTCGCAGGTCTTGATCGAAAGCGACGCGATCAGCTCACAACTAAGCACGATCCGATTACTCGCACGACGCGGCGGCACTGAAAACGCGCGTATTGATCTCGAGGGCAATACGGCGATCGTTTCGACCATCATTCAGAGCTCGACAATTCAATCGGTCGGACCTGGTTACGTTCAAATCACCGGCAATCTGTACGCGAGCGGCAACGTCGGCATCGGCACAACTGGGCCGACTTCGCGGTTTAGTATAGCCGCGGCCGGCAATAGCCGCATCCTGGATCTTTCCGCGTCCTCAACGGGAACGGGCTATCAATACGCACAATGGACAACTTCCGGCGCACACATGCTCTGGGGTGTTGAATCTTCGACTGCGGGCGGCATTTTTTCTGGCAGCACCGCATACGGATCGATCTGGGGCACAAACAACGCGACGGCTATACACTTCAGTCCTAATAACGTAGTCGCGATGACACTTATCAATGGCGGCAACGTCGGGATCGGCACGACGGCGCCGTCGGTACCGCTTCACGTTGTCGGCTTGGTTCGTTTCTCGAGTTACGGCGCCGGAACGCTTGTGACTGATACAAGCGGCAACGTCACGGCCTCGAGCGATGAGCGCTTAAAGTTTGTCGACGGCGTTTTCATGCGAGGCCTGACCGAGCTGCGCGAGGCCGGCCGGCCGGTCTATTACCGATGGCGTCCAGGATTCGGCACCGACGATACCGAAACGCGATACGTCGGATGGACCACGCAAAGCCTCGAGGCGGCGATTCCCGAGGCGGTCATGCGTGGCAATCCTTATAACAACCTTTGGGATCGTGCGGTGCACGCGACGATGCATAACGCGATCCTTGATCTCGACACGCGCGCCGATAACTTGCAAAGTCAAATCACGAGTTTGCAACTTCGCGTTGACGATCTCGAGCGACAAGTGGCCGAGCTAATTGCAAACCAACCAGGACCACCGAACTAAGACCACGAAAGGAAAAAAACAAATGACAGTCAATCTCAGGTGCAACAGCATCACCGCCACGGCGCAAGGCGACAAGATCGTCACCACGCGTACGTTTGTCAGTACCGATCTCGAGGGCAATCAACTCAACGCCGACGTCACCTTTGCCAACTATCAGGATTCGCAAACCGGTGACGCGACCGACACGTCGATCGCGCTTAATCAAGTCGTCGCCTTCACGCTGGCGCCGGTGGCGGCATAAAGGAAAGCGAGGACCAGTTATGACGATCCAAGACGTCCTGAGATTTCAGGACCAAGCCGACCGCTATCTCCAGCTCAGCGATCCCGACCGCAAGTCTAAACTTGCATACGCGATCGCGCGCGTCACGAAGCAATGCCAAGCCGTGATCAATCGTTACCTGGGCGAGCTCGAGGACTTACGCGTCAAGCATTGCCTGGCCGACAAGGACGGCGCGATCCGGCGGGACGGAAACAACAACTTCGTTTTCGACAAGGCGGGCCTTAACGCATTGAACGCCGCACACCGCGCGCTACTGACCAAACAGCTCGAGGACTTCGAGCCGTACTATGCGAGCGCCTTGCCGGATGATTTGTCGGAACTCTGGCGGGCAGAATTCGAGGGCTTTGTGATTCGGTCAGAACCCGAGGACCCTGGCGACGGCGCCGGCCGAAACCTGGTCACGAGTTAATAGCACCAGGAACAAGCACAGATTAGCCACAGCGAGCCCGGCGGCGCCGGTCCTGGCAGACTCAGCCAGGAAAACGCGCCACAGGGCAAATATGGCGCAAAATTCAGGCATGACCGACCAGGCGCAAAAATTGACCGCGCTTGATGCGCTCGAGTTTATTGAGGTCGCCGAGCTCGTGAAGATTTCATGGCCGGCACCGGAGGGCGACGTCTACTACTCGTCGACGCTCGATCCTTACCTGTTTCGCGGCATCACGATTGATCCGAACTTAATCGAGGCGCGCTTACCTGGTCGGACCTTCCAGGACATTTTGAACGACACCACGATCGCCGACGATCGCGTTAGTTTGAAACTGTGGGACGGTGACGGCCACATAAGCGATCTCGCCTATGCGAATGGACCAGGGCAACGCGTCGAGATCTTCTTATGGTTTCCTCAGACCGGGCTTTTGCTTTCGCAATGGTGGGGACACTTGCAGCCGCTCGAGCAAGGATCGGTCGGTTGGTTTGAAGTGAGCGCGCAAGTTGGCTTCCTTTCGTCAATGCTCCCGATGCCGCGGCGCGGTTTTTTCACGTCATGCTCGGCGCTCTTCGGCGCCTGGCTCAACTCGCAAGACGAAATCGATCACGGCGATTGTCCGTACAATCGACACCTGGAGTTCGGTGGACCAGGCGGCGGTGATCCCTTTGTCGCTTTCGATCCGGCCGATGCTGCGAACGTTGACACCTCGAGCGGCGGCATAATCAAAAACGCCGGCGGCTCGTCGGTTTGGAATGCCGGCGCGCGGCACTCGGTGGCAATTAACGAGGGCGAGGACGCAGCGATCGAAGTCACGCGCGGCGCGCACTATGCGGCGGTCGGCTTCAGCACAAATCCGATCGTGCGCAGCTTCGTCGATTTCCTGGTCGCGCTTCAGTGGAATTACGACGGCACGCTCACGATTCAATATAACCAGGGAGGCGCGCAAGTTTGGCCGGCGGCGCATTCGGCGATCGGTGATTCGGTTCGGCTCGAGCTACGCGCCGGCCGGTTTCGGCTTTACTCGCAAGGCGTCGAGATCTTACCTGGTAGCTTCACGGCGCCGGCGCCGGCTTATCCGCTCTACATGGCGGTCGCGGTGCAAGTCATCGGCGCCGGCGTAACGATCGCCAACGTGAAGATCGGCAACCTCGGCGCAAGTGCCGGCGGTGCGATCGGCAACCTCGACGCCACCGGGCAACCGTTCACCGATTGCCCGCGCACGCGGCCGGCTTGTCGTGAGCGCCTGGGCGACGAGCTCTCTTACCTGGGCTTCGACACGGTGATCCAGTCTTACACCGTGAACCAAACGAAGGGACCAAACATCACGGTCACCACGCGCGGCAACGAATCAAATCTCAAGCGACCGCTGCGCGTGATATTCGGCCAGCGCCACGTCCAGGACCTCGATCTTTTGGCTTACACCGTCGAGCCCGACACCAAGCACCCGGAAGGCGGCGCGGTCGCTTGCCTGTTTGCAATTTGCGAAGGACCGATCGGCGGGCAATCCGGTCAGAAGGTAAACGGCACACCGATCGGTTATGAGCACTTGAACGTGCGCAACGGCGAGCTTAGGCAATCGCGCACCGGATTCTCGGCGAGCGTGTCGAACTATTCCGGCACCGCGCTTTTTTTCGGCCGCGCTCAAGGTGACTTCACGAAGACGACGGCCGATCAATTACGCGGCGAGGTTGACGTCCGCGGTTTGCGCGACGTGCGCCGCTATGTAAGCGCGGATTCATTCGTCGAGGAGTACACGACCAACCGCGCGTGGTGTTTGCTGCGATGCCTCACCGATAAGCGGTGGGGATACGGCCTCGACGTCGCGCGCCTGGTCATTGACGATTGGATCAACCTCGCCGCCTGGTCGGTTGAAACCGTCGCTTTCACCGATGCCGACGGCACTCAATACAACGGACCGCGCACCGCCTTAAACGCGGAACTAATCGACCGCAGCACGCAACAGCAAATCAGCGACATTTGTTCAGCGGGCCGGTTCTGTTTGCCTTATCCGGATGAAGGCAAGTTAAGAATCAAACCGCTCGGCCGCGCGCGCGAATTGTTTTCGCCGGCGAACGTGATCGATCCAGCTTTCAACGGTTGCCTGGCGCGCACGCCATCGACGCCGGAGTTTGCGACCTGGGAGGCCGCGCTTTTGACCGCGCGCGAAACCTCGAGCGCGGCCGCGGTCGCCGAGGCCTCGACGCTAATCACGGATCTCTTTCACTCGAGCGAGTACACGGCGCGCGCGCGCACCGACGAGGAATTCGTCGAAGATTGTTACCTGGCCTATTTGAACCACGCGAGCGATCCGGAGGGCTTCAAGTTTTGGTTGGATGATTGCGTTGCGAACGGCCGCGATCACGTCCTGGCGGCGTTCGGTGACTCGATCGAATTCGCGGCGCGCATCGGCGGCGCCGACGTGCCGCGCTTCAGCGATCGCGGGACCACCGGCCGCAATGTCGTTTGGGACAACAACCAGTCAACGCTCACGCGACAGGTGATCTCCGATGCCGACTTGCCGAACCGCGTGATCGTCACCTTTGACGATTCGGCTCACGGCAACGCCGAGTTGCCGCTTGTGTTCGAAGATGCCGCGGCACAACTGCGCGCCGGCCGCGCCGCCGGCGACAACTCGAGGCGCGCGGTCGAGAAGCTCTACAGCTTGCTCGGCGTGACGGACCACGGCGAGGCCGCGCGCCTGGGCAACTTGCTTTTGCACCTGGGCGAGTTCGACGAAGGCGGCACCGAGAACAATTTGCGAATCAGCTTTAAGACTCACTTCGCCGATTGTCTGACCTTGCGCAAGTACGATTTGATCGAGGTCGATTCAGCTTCGCTCGAGCGGTACGGGTTTCGTTATTTCCGGATTCGGACCATGCGCCGGCTGGCAGATTTGCAAGTCGAGATCTCCGCGCAAGCTTATAACGATCGTTATTACGATCGCATCGAATCGGTGACCACGCCGCCACCGCTCTTCGCACCTGGAGGCCTCGACAATCCCGGCGGCGATCTCCGCGTGCCGCCTTACAAGGTCGCCTTAACCAACATCGCGGCCGACGTCGATCGCATCAGTTTCACGATCGGCGAAACACCGATCGAAAGTTTTGCGGTCCTGGCGCCGCAACGCCGGCGAGCACTATGAGCAATTACACCGCCTTTGATGTCTTGATCGATAACAACGACGGCACCGCCTCGCCGGTACCCCTTACGACGATCAACGTTTACGACGTCACCGGCGCCGCGGCACTTGCCGATTTGACCAGCGACGTTAACGGCCACGTACCGGCCGGGACCTTGCCGATCGCCGCGGGCTCGATCGCGCGCTTTAGTTTCAAGCTGGCCGACGGCCGATGCGGTTACTCTGAGATCGTCACTACTTAGCTAATCAATGGTTTCCGAAACCTATTACTAACTGGGTTATGGATTTGATCGCGCGACAATCCGGCGGCCGCAATCCGGTCGCGAGAGTCCAGGCGGCACCGTCGTTTTACGCGCCGACCAATTTGCCGCCGGCCGTCGTCGAGGTCTTTATCCGCTATGAGCCCGAGCTCCCGGGCGCCGCGCGCTTGATCGGTCCGTTTCTACCAGGGCAAACGGTGACGATCCCTTTCACGCCGATCGGCGATCAAAAAGTCGTGTTGTCGACGGTGTCAGTTTCCGGCGCCGGTGTGCGGTCGGTAACGAAGCTGCGCGATGCGCCGGAGTTCGTAGTCGAGGCGGCCGGCATTACACCAGGCGACGCCGCGGCCGATGGTGTGACCAAAGGCCTGGCCACGTTTGCGCCGGCAGATTTCGACGATGACGGCGCCGGCGTGATTTCGCTCGATTACGTGAACGGGCAACCGGCCGGGCCGGTGCATCCTGGTTTCCTGCAGCCGGCCGACTTCGCCGCGTTCGCCGGCAAACAAGATCCGCTCGAGTACACGCCGCTCGATGCGGCCGCGAACCTAGCCGACGTCGCCAGCGTTCCGGAGTCACGCGCCAACCTGGGCCTCGGCGGTTTTTATTTCCATCAGCCTACGATCGCCAGCGGCGCCGCGGTGCAAGTCCTGGCGGTCGCCGGCAATGGCGCCGGCGCGCGCGCCTTGGTCCTGGTTATTGTCGGCGGTGCAAGCGGCTTGTTTGATTGCCTCGGCGTTGACAATCGCACCCGGCTCGGCGGCTTTGAATATCTGACCGACGAGCAAACGATCGCGCGCTTCAGCACCACGGCCGGGAACGAAGGCACCTTCAACGTCTTTTGGAGTGGTGTCGCTTACATGATTGAAAACCAAACGGGCGCCGCTTATGCGCCGGCGATCTTCGTTTTCTCGGATCCGATTCATTGAAGGGTTTATGCCTGGATTCAGCGGCAACGTTTTAGTTGAGACGCCGGCGGGCCTGGTCAGCTTTGACGAGCTGCACGCGGTCGCGCGATCAGGCGACCAGGTTTACATCAAGAATCAAACCGGCGAGCACCGCGCCGAGTTGATTGTCGACGAGGCCTACAGCGGACCGATGATCGATATGGGCGCCGCGCACCTGGTCGCACCCGACCAGTTAATGCGATCGGGATTGCCGCTCGAGGTCAGACCGGCGCGCCGGCACTTTGCCGATCGTGCGGTCCTGGATTTCCACGGCGCGGTTTTCGATCTTCACGTCCTATCGTTTGAGCCGCGCGATCATCATTTCATTTTGGGCAATGGCGAGGTCGCGAGTAACTGAAGAAGGTTGTTGAGAAGGTTGTTATCTCCGCACGCCCGATCTCGATTTCATTTTCAATCAATAAAACTGGTGAGCCGAGCAGGGCTCGAACCTGCGACCCGCTGATTAAGAGTCACTTCAAACTCCGGCGCACGCGAGACCAGGCGCCAAACACTTAGGAAAAATAACGGCTTTTTCGGCGCATATTCACCGACCGCGCGGGGCCTTAACCGGTCAGAAGGTTGCCGAGAAGGTTGTTGAGAAGGTTGCCGAGAAGGTTGTTGAGAAGGTTGTCGGGCCAACAAAAAAAACGACAAAAAAAAACGGCGAGGCCACCCCGTCGGCGGCCTCGCCTGGCGATCGGTGCGGTGCTTCAGCGAGAAAACACGCGGGCCGATCGTTTCCTGTTTTTTTCAATTCACCGACTCGAGTTCGATGGTTTCGGCCTCGCTCGCCGCCGCCTCAAGGACCGACGCCGGCGTTTCGATGGTTTCGGCCTCGCGGCGTTTGGCGCGTGCCGCGTTCAGCTTGGCGCCGATGGCGCGCGCGGTCGCCTGGTCGATGTTTACGTAAACATTCCAGAAGGTGGACCAGTTATCGTGGCCGCTAATTTTCATCACGTCATGCGGCTCCATGCCGTCGATGTGAACCATGCGCGTGATCGCGGTATGCCTGAGATCGTGCCAAGTGATGTCGTTGATCTTGGCTTTGAAGCGCGCAGTCTCAAACGCCGAGCGCGGACTGTCAAAGTAGAAAAGCCGCGGACTCAAAAGGTCGCCGGCGTCACCAGCTTTTTCGCGCCGGCGCTTTTCGCATTCGTGATAGTACTCGTGCGATTCGCGCGACTCCATGTAGGCCTTCAGTTTCGGCATGAGTTCATCGGTGATCGGCACCGGGCGCCGCTTCGCCACCTTGCCCTTGTATGAGGTCGCCATGATGATCCCGGCCTCGAGGTCGATGTCGTCGTCGGTCAATCGAAATTGTTCGCTCAGGCGCATGGCGGTCTGCAGGGCCATTTCGATCGCAAAGGGCAAGTGCCGGCTGCAGCGATAATCAAGCGCGGCCTTGGCCATCAATTTGTCTTCCTCGGCCGTCGTCATGATGCGGCACTTCTTTCGCTCGAGTGACGCGTGAATCAGCGGCTCGCCATAGTCGAAGGGATTGTCGCGGCGCCACCGCTTGCGCAGTCCGATCTTGAATATGCGCCGCAAGTAGGACAGCTCGCGATTGACCGAGGCGACGGTCCGCACCTGGCCATACCGCGTGATCCCGTGGATGCGTTGCTCGCGGTATTTTTCGATGTCATCGTATTCGATCAAGTCGAAGGTCATCTTACCGAAATATTCCGTAAGCGGAATAAGGTAACCGTGGACCGATCGCTTTGATCGCAATCCTTTAATCTTCGTGAGTCCGCGGTATTCGGCATCGACGAAAATGTTTTGCTTGCACCACTCGGCGACATCCTTAAAAGTGCGGCGCTTGTTTGTCGGTCCTGAAAGCTGCAGCCCGTTCGCTTCGTCTTCGATTTCCTGGAGGATGGCGCGCAAGAGTTTTCTTGCTGCGCGTTCGGAATTCGGATCCGCGATCCGCTCTTTAACTTTCGGCTCGCCTTTGCGATTCGTGTAACGCTTGCGCGCCACCCAACGACCGTATTGGTCCTGAAAAACCGATCCGTCTGTTTGTCCCTTTGCCATTTAGATCGTCCCTTTCGCATCGAGCCAGTCGGTTAGAAGTCGCAGAATGAGCGCGCGCACCGAGACGCCTTCGCGTTTCGCTTTCGCGCGCACCTGAAGCCAGAAGGCGGCCGGAATTTGATCCAGCAAATAACGCTTGCCGGCGCCGCGCGGTGTAAAGTCGGTCGAATATCCTCGTTTCATTTTCCTTTTCCCTCTCTTAATTTTTCAAACTCGGCAAAGTTTGATGTTGTGATTACGGCAACCATCGAATGTGACGTCGCCGCGCTCGCGTCCTCGCGGCGTGATAACTGGCACGTTTTGCTCGGTCCAGGTTTCCCACGTTGAGCATTGCGCGCGATGCGCCGCGCGAATTTGTTCGGTGATCTGAATGTCGCGCGCCTGGCACTTGGCGCGGATTCGGTCGAGTTCGGATTGTTTCATTTTGCTTTCCTTCGTCTTTGAAATTCTCAAACCAGGTGGATAAGACCACAATCCTATGATTCGGTCAAATGCAAAACCTATGATTTCGCTGCAGCCGCGCGCGCACCTGGTCGCGCGGTCCTGGGCGCTTTTTGTTGTGGGATTCTTGCGAGTTGTTTACACTTCCGTTGCTCGGCCTGTTTTATTTGACGCGTGCGACGGCTCGGTTTTAGGATTCGCGCACCTCGGACATTTGCTCCAACCAAAACGCCCAACCTTCACAGTCGCCACACTTGCGACCGGCTGCAGATACAAGGCCGGCCGTTTTGCCCGTTGTTGAAAATTTAAGCTTTCCTGGCGATCGGTCTTTTGCCCGACTCGCAACCGCCGATTTTTTCTCGAGGGCGAGCATGGACGCGCCTCGAGGAAAACAGGGAGAATCGGCGGCGCGGAAATTCCGGCCACCAGGGAAAACGCGAACGCTTCGCCGCGCACGCTCGCCGGCGGGATCGGCTTCCCTTACGGGCGTTTGGGGATTCGTGAAATTCCCCGGCGGTGGCGGCGGGCGTTCGCGCGGTGATTTAACGCGAGGGGAATTTGAAAATGAAGATCGAAGAAAAAATAAGTCGGGCCCGCGCGATCGTGGCCGAGACTGAGGGCAAGGAGTCGCAAACGTTCGGCGTGATCCGCGGCATCCTCACCGAAATCGAAAACGAGCTGCAGACTTTACGCGCACAAGCCGAGATGAACGATCCGCGGATCTTCAGCGAGGAAGAGTTTGCGACCTGGCTCGGTGTCAGTCCGTCGACGCTGAAGCGCGCGCGCCTGGCCGGTCAGATAAAGCCGATCATGGTCCGCGGCGCCATTCGCTATTCGACTTGGCATCAAGTCCACATTCACGAGATTTTCGCGCCGGCGCCGTTCAAGGCGAGAAAAAAACCAGGACCGACACCAGGACCGCCGCGGCGCATCGACCAGGCGGCGTGAGGAAATCACAATGAGCGATCGTTACTCGCCGGCGACCGAGCCATCGACCATTGGCCGCAAGCTAATCAAACAACATCACAAGCACCTCGTCAGCCGGCGCGTTGACTTCGTTTTCCGGGAAGCGTTCGACAGCGAGGAAAGCCCGCGCACGATCACGAGCAAAGGCCGAAACCTCTACGGCAAGGCGAAGCTTGTTACCGGCTTAAATTCTTTCCTGGCCACCGACGAGAACTCGGACGTCGGACCGTTTTTCGTGATCGTTATCAGCAAATGCTTTTGGGACACGGCAAGCCAAGAATTTAAGCACGCGCTCATCGATCACGAGCTTTGTCATTGCGAATACGACTCAGACACCGACCGCTATTCTCTCCGCGAGCATGACGTCGCCGAGTTCACCGAGATCGTGCGGCGTCATGGCCTTTGGCATCACGACGTCGAGGTATTCGTGAAGGCGGCCAAACAACAAAGCTTCCAATTCGACGAAACGAAACAGCGCGGCGCGCAACTCGATCACTAATGAAGGAAACCGATCGCGACAAGCTAGTCCAAGACCTCAAGCGCATCAAGGCCGAGCTTATGGACTTGCGGCAAACCAAACAAACGTCGAACCCGCGGTTTACTGAATTGTCCGATCGCGCTTTCAATGTTTCGCTTCACCTGTTAATCGACGAGCTCGGGCCGGTCGGTCTTTCCGCCGCGGCGAATGAGACCGCCTTCGACCTGGGCGTTAGTCCGGTGACCGCGGCGCGTTATCTCGAGAAGCACATCACGCGGCACGCGCACTTTCGGATCGATCGGGCCTCGGGCCTGGTCGCGTGCCGTGATTGTTCCGTCGGCATGGCCGAGGTGCAGGACGAACCGCCGCCGGCCGACGAGCTCACCTTGCGCCGGCGCCGCAATGTCCAGGGCAACGGGAAGATCCGCGGCGAGGTCATAACGCGCCTCGAGGAGTCAAAATGATTTCCGCTTCTTTCAGCATGGTTAAGAGCTCTAATTATGAAAACACGAGCAAAAACGAAAGCGTGTGTGTGTGTGTGTGAGTGTGTGTGTGTGTGTGAGAGTGTGTGTATCCAAAAAGAGATGAGCTGCAGTATTCTCTTGAGGTCGGTTTGATGATTCGACGCGTTATCAGAATCAGCAAACCGACCTCCCCCAAGCAAGTAAGAGATGAGCCAATTGCGTTTTAGTCTTTGCAAGCGATGTAGTCGGCCGATCGTTTGGGCCGAGGACAAAGCGGCGTCTAAGTTCGTGCCGCTTAATCCTATTCCCGACAGCAGCCGCGGCCGTTACCTGTTTGACAGTGGCTTGAGGTCAGCCATCGAACTCGATGCGCCAATGATCGAGCGCGCCATCACGCGCAACCAACCATTGTTCATTGACCATCGGACCGAGTGCGGTGTGATTGAAGTCGCCACGACTCAATGATCATCGGGCGCTTATTGGTTATGAGTGAAAGCACGCAACGCCGCGACAAACACCGCGGCGCCGAGCAGCTCAAATTGCTCGAGCTCACGCGCACGCTGTCACTACTCGCACGACAACACGAACGATTCGCACCCGACATCAACCGCCTGGTCATGCGCGTTAAGTACCAGGGACGATCACCGATATGGAAGCGCCGGCTAATCGTCCGCGCGTTCGGCCAAGCGCCGGCACTCGATCCTTTGTCGCTCGAGGAAATCTGCGAGCAAACCGTTTTGGACCGCACCAGCGTGGCGCGCGAGCTGGCGGCGTTAGTGAAGCGCGGCGTGATTGAAGTTGTCGATCGTCATGGTCAGCGGTCGGAGGAACGACACCAGGGAGGCAAGTTCAGGCAATACTATCGCGCGCGATCGCGGGTCCTTACGAGCAAAATTCCGGAACGCAGGTAACGCGCAACCCCGGAGGGCAGCTAGCGCCAGAAGTTTCTAGTGTTTCATCAACAATGAAATCGAAAAAAAAGTCGATGGCGACGATACATACCAGGTTTGTCTTGCCTCAATAACGACGATGAAACCGCGAACGCAAAAGTTAATCGATCGCGCGTCGCCGGCGCAAACCACAGCCAACGCCGAGCTGCGGTGGAACTTGCGCAAGCTGCGCAATCGCTCGCGGGAGCTGGCGCGCAACAAGGGCGTGATGGTCAAGTTTTTGTCCATGCTCGCGATGAATGTTGTGGGCGCGCAAGGCATCGCACTCCGCGTGGTTTTCGATCCGCATGGCAACTCCACCGAGAAGCGAGATCTCGAGCTCGCCGCGGAAATCGAGTCGGCCTGGTCGGAGATTTTCCCCAGCGCGCCTGTTAGCGTGCGCACGCATGGCGATCCGCGCACCTGGTCGGGCGATGATTGGGATCGGTTTCACGCCTGGGCGCTCAGCTTGAAGGCCGATGCGCCGGCAAAAAAGAAAAATGGAAAACGTAATTCACCGCGAAACAGTCGCACCAGGAAAAGCACCCGGCGGCGTGTGGGTTAGAGTTTGCTCGATGGATGAATTGATCCGCGAGTATGCCTTGCCGCCTTCGATGTCGATCCAGGCAACCGCCGACGCTGCGCAAGCCGACGCCGATGCGAGTGAGCCGTTTTTAGATCGCGGCGAAACGATTCGCACTTACTTCTATGACGGCGACACCGGCGCTTGCATGAGGACGATCATCACCGATCCAGGCACACGATGAACACGCCACAGCGAGTTACAGTCCTGGGCAATCCAGACCTCGGCAAGCAAACAAAATTCGCGATTGCCTCGGCGCTCACGCTCACCGCGAAAGAGGCGCAAGTCGAAGTCAGGAAATCGCTCCGATCTAATTTTCAAATCCGCAACGATTGGGACGTCCGCGGACCGATGGCGATCAAAGTGCGCGCCGCGACTAAAACCGATCTCTCGGCCTGGGTCGGCACCGGCTTCGAGGACCTCGAGAAGTTTTTGCGACAGCCCTCAGGCATCGTCGTCGATTTGCCGCGCGGCCGTTACTTCGCGGTCCCGACAAAATACGTGAAGCGCACGAAGCGCGATCTACTGCGCGCGGCGCAACGGCCGCGCGCGCTCATGGGCAAGGGCGACTTCCTGGTCGAGTCAAAGGCGCGCGGCATTTTGATCCTCTATCAGCGACAAGGCCGCGGCCGGAATGCGCGCAACGTCCCGATGTATCTGCTAGTTCCCGCGCGCAAAATTCACGAGGTCGATTTCCTGTTTGGACCAACGATGAAAGTTTTCCAAAAGCGCTTCGCTCCGATCCTCGAGCAACAACTAAAGGTCGCCTTCGCATCGGCGAAATGAGATCGAAAACAAAACGGACCACCAAGCAAACCAGGCGCGCGGCGGCGGCGCGCAGCTCAGCACCGGTCCAACCTGGCCTTGGCGATTTCGGCCGCACCGCCAAACGCGAGTCGAATATTTCAATGCTGGCGCGCGAGACCGGCATGGACCGCGCGACGATCACCAAGCGCCTCGACGAGCTCGGCGTTAAGAAGCGCCGGGTCGGTCCGAAGGAGACACGAGTCGATCACGACGAAGCGCTCATGGCTCTGCAGAATCCGGACGGACTAAGAGACGCGCGCCGAAAAAAACTGACCGCCGAAACCGCGCTTACAGTTTTGAAGTTGCAACGCGAGCGCGGCGAGTTTTTGACGAAAGAGGACGTGCGCGCCGGCGTCTTTGAATTGATCAAGGCCATGCACTTTCGGTTTGTGAAAGCTTACCCGCGCGACAACGCGCGCCGGCTGCAGCGACTCAGGACCGCGGCCGAACTCGAGCGCACGCTATCAACCGACTTCTCGTTAATGTTTGACGAACTCAAGAACGACAACCTGGAGTTTCTAACATGAAGGAAAACACCGAACCGATCGAAGGCCTGGCGCGCGGTGACCGCGTGCGTGTCCAGGCATTCGGCCGCCACGTCGATGCAATCGTAGAGATCGCAGCGGGCAACGGTCGATCGTTGATGGTCAGCTTCGACGCGTTGCTCGGCGGTTACGTCGGCATGATGCCGCTTCTTTGGAGTCAGGACCGCACCTGTTACCAGGACTTGATCCGCGGCGAGAAGGTAGTCATTGAAACACTCGAGGACGAATCATGAGCAATCAACTTTGGACCGCACACTTACAACCGAGCAGCCCGCGCTTTGAGGCCTGGGCGAAGATCCTCGGCGGCGACACGGTGCCGCTCGTTTCGCCGCGCACCTATCGCGCGAACTTTGGCGACCAGGAGATCAACGTTTCGATCTATAAGCTCGACATCGGCGCCTTGACCGTCGAGCAACGCAAGCGCCTGGTCAACTTCATCGCCGAGACCTTTGGTGCGGCGCCGGCGGTCATTGACCAGGAACTCGAGACGATCGGATTTCCGATTCGCGAGGTTGATGTGATTGTCGGCTTTTCGTTGCGCGCGTTTATCTGACCATGCGAAAGCGATTGCGAAAACTCAACACGATCGCCGACCTCACCTTCGACGATAAGAACGCGAACCGCGGGACGGACCGCGGCCGGCAGATTGTCGGCCATTCGCTCGAGCGATACGGCGCCGGGCGTTCAGTCCTGGCCGACCGCGCCGGCAAATTGATCGCCGGCAACAAAACCGTCGAGCAAGCACGCGCCGCCGGCATGAAGATCCGCGTGGTCCCGACCGACGGCCGCGAACTCGTCGTGGTCCAACGAACCGATCTCGATATGGACCAGGACAACGCCGCGCGCGAACTAGCGATCGCCGACAACCGCGCCGGCGAGCTCGGGCTTGAGTGGGACGCCGACATGCTTGCGCTACTCCAGGAAGATGGCGCGCGACTCGATTTCATGTTTGACGAACACGAGCTCGAGGCGATCTATGCGCAATCGTTCAAAGAGGAAAACTCCCGCGACGAGGCGCAAGTGATCGCCGAAATCGAGAAGCGATTAAAGGCGGTCCAGCGCAAGTGGAAAGTCCAACGCGGTCAGGTTTGGGAATTCGGCGATCACGCTTTGATGTGTGGTGATTGTCGCAGCGCGGCCGACGTCCAAAAGCTTCTGAAGGGCGCGCGCATTAACGTCGCATTCACGAGCCCGCCTTACGCGAAACAACGCGAGTATGACCAGGCGAGCGGATTCAAGCCGATCCCACCGGCCAAGTATGTCGCCTGGTTTCGGCCGGTGAGTGACAACGTCGCCAATCACCTGGTCGAAGATGGTTCGTGGTTTGTGAATATCAAACCCTCAGCGGTGGGTCTGGATGCCGAGCTTTATGTTTTCGATCTAGTCCTGGCGCACGCGCGCGCCTGGGATTGGCACTTCGCCACCGAGTTTTGTTGGGAGCGGACCGGCGTGCCGAAACACGTTCGCTCGCGATTCAAGAATCAATTCGAGCCGATCTATCAATTCGTCAAAGGCAAGTGGAAGATTCGGCCGAACAACGTCAGGCACGCGAGCGAAAATATGATCATCCCGTTTGGCAAAGGCGCCGGCCAAACAACCTGGGACGGCAAGCAAGGCAATGTCGGCTTCTTTAAGCCATCGCAGCTGAAGCGCAAACCTAACTCGATGAAAGGACGCATGAATAAAGTTCAAGGCGCCGCGTGCACGCCTGGCGAATTCGTCGCCGATGGTTGGGCCTATCCTGGCAACCGCTTGCCACCGCTCACCGGCAGCCACGAGGCGACCGGCCACCCGGCCGCGTTCCCGGTCGGCTTGCCGGCGTTTTTCATCAAGGCCTATTCCGACGAGGGCGATGTTATTTACGATCCCTTCTGCGGCTCGGGCTCGACGGTCCTGGGCGCGTTCGAAAACCGGCGCCGCGGCTTTGGCATGGAGCTGAGCCCGATCTTTTGCGCGATTTCACTCGAGCGGTTCAGCGAGCGAGGCCTAAAGCCGACCATTCGGCGCAGGTAAACGCCACAGAGCACCAGGAACAAGCACAGACAAGCCACCAGCGAGCCCGGCGGCCTCGGTCCTGGCAATGCCTCAGCCACCAGGAAAACGCGCCACAGGGCAAATATGGCGCAAATTCAAATGACACCAGGCGGCC